GCAAGTCCAAGACCACGATTGAAGCTGAAGTCCTCGCGCAAGCCCGCGCTGAGTTTGACGCAATTCAGGCCGCTTGCAAGGATGAGCGCCGCCAGTGTGTCGAAGATCGCCGCTTCTATTCCATCGCTGGCGCGCAATGGGAAGGCCCGCTTGGTGAGCAATTCGAGAACAAGCCCAAGCTGGAAAACAACAAGGTCCACCTTGGCGTCATGCGGATTATCAATGAATACCGCAACAATCGCATTAGCGTGGATTTTGTGGCCAAGGATGGCAGCGAGGACGATCTAGCAGACGTATGCGATGGCCTTTACCGCGCCGATGAGCAGGATAGCAGCGCTGAGGAAGCATACGACAACGCATTCGAGGAAGCCGCTGGTGGCGGAATGAGTGCATGGCGTCTACGCACCTGCTATGAGGACGAATATGACGAGGAAAATGAAAAGCAGCGCATTCGGATTGAACCGATTTATGAGGCTGATACGTCCGTCTTTTTCGACCTGAATGCCAAGCGGCAGGATAAGTCTGACGCCAAGCATTGCTTTGTGGTCTACTCAATGACCCGCAAGGCGTTTGAAGATACGTTCGGCGATGATCCGGCAACATGGCCCAAGGATACGAATACCGCCTATTTCGATTGGAACACACCAGACGTTACCTACATCGCGGAATATTACCGCGTTGAGGATGTAACCGAAACGGTGCGCACGTTCACCGATTCTAATGGCGAGACGACAAAATACACTGATGACGAACTCGACGATATGGGCGAGAAACTAATCGGTGAAGAGCCTGATAACGACAAGATTGCCATTCAAGCCGCATTGGATGACCTAAGCCGAAAGGGGGTGATCGAGGTTCGGGCGCGCAAGGTCAAGCGCCGCAAGGTTCGCAAGTATATCATGTCTGGCGCACGTATTCTTGAGGATTGCGGGCATATCGCAGGCCGCAATATCCCGATTGTGCCAGTCTACGGCAAACGATGGTTTGTCGATAATGTAGAGCGCTGCATGGGTGCGGTGCGCTTGGCGAAAGACCCGCAGCGCATTTACAACATGATGGTTAGCAAGCTGGCAGAGATTGCCGCGCTGTCACCAATGCGCAAGCCGATCTTCCTATCAGAGCAGATTGCCGGGTTGCAGGACGAATGGTCCAAGGGAAACCTTAACGACTATCCGTTCTATCGCATTAATTCTATCGAGATGGCAGACGGCTCTACACAGCCAGTTGGCCCTGTAGGATACCTTGAGCCGCCGAATGTTCCTGAAGCATTGGCTGCGCTGATTGCGCAATGCGGTGCGGATATGAATGAACTACTTGGCATGAACCAGGGAGCCGAGGAAGTCGTTTCCAATATCAGCGGGCGGGCTGTGGAGATGATCCAGCAGCGCCTTGATATGCAGACCTACATCTTCATGTCGAACTTTGCGAAGGCTATGCGCCGCTGCGGTGAGATATGGCTATCTATGGCGAAAGATGTCTACGTTGAAGAAGGCCGATCCATGAAGTCCGTGGGAGAGCAGGGCGACATATCAACGTTGCAGCTTGCCAAGCCGGTCATCGGCAAGGATGGCGAGATTATCACCAAGAACGACCTGACCAAGGCCGACTTTGACGTAACGATTGACGTAGGACCATCGTTCACTAGCCGCCGTGATGCAACGGTGCGAATGCTGACTGGCTTGCTCCAAATGGCAAATGATCCACAGGACGCCAAGGTTATCACATCGCTTATCCTTATGAACGCAGAGGGTGAGGGTTTGTCAGACGTTAACCGCTTCTACCGCAAGCAGCTTGTCACCATGGGTGTGATCGAGCCGAACGAAGAAGAGCGCGCCGAAATGGCAGCAGCAGCAGAACAACAGGCACAGCCAGACCCGAATGCGGTTTACTTGGCGGCAGCGGCTGAAAAGGAGCAAGCACTTGCTGGCAAGGCAACGGCTGACACTGAATTGACGCTTGCGAAGGTTGACGAGACTAAGGCCAAGACTGCCGAAACAATGGCAGGCATTGGCCGGGATATGGGTAGCGCTTAGGAGGGCGTATGAACGAAGAACAGGACGTAATCGAACCGGAACTTGAAGCGCCAGAACTTGATCCACAGGAGGCCGAGCAGACAGACGCTGCCTCGGTAGAGGACGATGGCCCACTGGTTGTGCAGATTGGCGATGAAGAGCCAGAGGAAGATGTTTCCGAAGAGGAAGTCGCCAAAGCCCCGGCATGGGTTCAGGAACTGCGCAAGCGGGACCGTGATGCACAGCGCGAAAAGCGTGAGATGCAACGGCGTATCAAGGAACTTGAGGCCACAACTGCACCAGCTCCAGATGCTTTCAAGCTAGGCGCAAAGCCGACGCTGGAAAGCTGCGACTATGACGAAAGCATATTTGAAACAGCGCTAGAGACTTGGTATCAGGACAAAGCCAAGGTTGAATCGGCGCAACGTGAAGCCGAAGAACAGACGGCCAAGGCACAACAAGCATGGGAAGCCAAGGTTGCCAGTTATCAGGAAGCCAAGAAAGCGCTTCCCGTTGCGGACTTTGACGAGGCCGAGGCTTTTATCCAGGACACATTTGACGCAACACAGCAGGGTTTGCTTATCAAGGTTGCTAAGGATGCGCCAACGCTGGTCTATGCGCTGGGTAAGAACCCCAAGAAAGCCGCTGAGCTGGCTGGGATCAAGGACTATGCCGACTTTGTGGCCGAAGCTGTCAGATTGGAAATGAGCGTGAAGACCACCCGCAAGCCAGCTACCGCGCCAGAGCGCTCCGTTTCAGTGCCGACCGGAACAGGCGTTGCATCGACCGATAACCACCTTGACCGCTTGCGTGCCGATGCTGAAAAGACTGGTGACTACAGCAAGGTCATTGCCTACAAGAAGGGCAAGCAGGCCTAGCTTGCACACTGGGCGGGTGCATGATATAACCCGCCCATAAGCCTTCGCGCGGCTATAAATGCGCAGTCCATGTGGTTGCCGCCTTCCCTGATAGGCGAGTTCTGAACCGGGCCTGATAGTCCATTTCCGTTCTCGCCATGTAAAGGGGTATCCTAATGGCTAATAATTTCTCGAAGGAAGAGCGCGTAGCGTTTGAGCAGGTGCTTGAAGGCTTCAACGACGCTTTGGTCATTTCTCGCAATGTTGCCAAGTTTGGCACCGCTGGTCAGCTTATGGAGCGCGCCAACGATACGATCTGGCGTCCGTCTCCCTATATCCTGAACTCGCAGTCACGCACTGTCGGTTCGGCTGTTACCCCGCAGACTGTTACGCAGATGTCGGTTCCGGCACGCCTGACCGAAAAGAAGAACGTTTCGTGGAACATGAACGCTCTCGAACTGCGTGATGCTTTGCAGGAAGGTCGCCTTGGCACTGCCGCTTATCAGCGTCTGGCTTCGGACATCAATACCAAGGTCCGTGATGTTGTTTCGCTTCAGGGCACGCTTGTCGTTCCTGTCACTGGCGCTGCTGGCGATTATGACGACATTGCGCTGGCTGAGAGCATGATGAACGAGCAGGGCATCATGGAAGGTGAACGCTATCTTGCGCTGACTACCCGCGATTACAATGGCCTTGCCGGCAATCTGGCATCACGTCAGACCATGCAGGGCAAGCCAACGAGCGCTTATGAACGTTCGTTCGTCGGCATGATTGCAGGTTTCGATACCTACAAGATCGACGCAGGCAAGCGCATTGCAGCAGCAGGTGGTGGCGGTTCGATCACCATTGCCACGAATGGCGCGCAGGTGCGTTACGTTCCTGACAATGTGGACGCCAACGGCAACAACGTTGATAACCGCTATCAGACCGTAACTGTATCCAGCACGACCAGTGTTGTGGCTGGCGACGCATTTACGATTGCGGGTATTGAGTCGGTTCATCATATCACCAAGGAAAGCACGGGGCAGCTTAAGACGTTCCGTGTTATCTCGGTGGATAGCGGCACGACCATGACGATCTCGCCGCCGATGATTGGCGCCAATTCGTCGCCTACCGATGCTGAAAGCGCATATAAGAATATCAATGTTGCTTCCACATCGGCAACTGCCGCAATCAACTGGCTGAACGACAACGCAGCGGGTGCAAATCCGTTCTGGCGCAAGGATAGCATTGAACTGCTTCCAGGCCGCTATGCGGTGCCGGATGGTCAGGGTGTGGACATCATGCGCGGCACGACCGATCAGGGCCTTGAGGTGGTCATGGGTAAGAAGTTCGACAACTCGACCTTCACAAGCCTCTACACTCTCGATGTTCTTTATGGGGTGGTGAATACCAATCCTGAAATGAACGGGATCATCCTCTTCGGGCAGCCGTAAGGGATGGATGGGGCGGCGTTCCTCCTAGCGCCGCCCCATTTTATAGGAGGCTAGATTGGCTAAGAAACCTTTCAAATCATCTGCTAAAGTGGCCAAGGTTATGGGCGAGTTCAAACGCGGCACCCTACATGCTGGCATAAACCCCAAGGGGGCTAAAAAGGCACCAAAGGCCAAGAGCCGCAAGCAGGCGATTGCCATTGCGCTTAGCGTGGCTGGAAAGGCCAAAAAGTGACTGATTTTCCCACAATGGTTTATCGCGTCCCCGGTTCACATAGGGCTACCGGCGGGAAGACTTTCGATTATCGCGGTGTAGATGATGCAGTCGCGCTTAAAGATGCGCTTGCTGGCGGATGGCGTCTCTCGCTTAAGGAAGCGATTGCAGGCGTAAAAGCCGCTGCTATCATTGCCGAAGTCATCGAAGCTAACGAGGCCATTGATGATGTATCGGCTGCCACCCGCGACGAACTGGAACAGAAAGCCAAGGAACTGGGCATCGGCTTCAATTCGCGCACAAGTGACGCGGTGCTTGCGCAACGCATTGCAGGGGCAATCTAATGGGCTACACAGGTCGCAAAATAGTCGCTAGTTCCAAAAGAAACGAAGGCGAAGTTTTTAGCCCTTCTGAAAAACATGAGTTGCGTAAAATCATGGATTTTTTTGAACACGGCTTAAAAATAATTAGCGCCGCAAAAGGAAAAGTCTAATGGGCTACACACGCCGCGACTTCGTTAATGGGGCGCTAGAGGAAATTGGCCTCGCGTCCTATGCTTACGATGCGACGGCGGAAGAACTGACTGGCGCAATGCGTCGTCTGGACGCCATGATGGCAGAGTGGAACGCCAAGGGCATCCGCATTGGGTATCCTATCCCTAGCGGCCCTGCGACGGGTTCACTGGACGATGAAACAAACGTGCCGGATAGCGCATGGGAAGCTGTGACATGCGGCTTGGCCCTTCGGATCGCACCAAGCTACGGCAAGTCTGTCATGCCTGCTACCATGACCAATGCCAAGCGGGCCTACAACACGCTGCTTAATCTGCACGCGGCTCCGGTCGAAATGCAGTTGCCTGAAATGCCAGCAGGCGCGGGTAATAAGCCTTGGCGGTATGATGACGCATTTACGCTTGACCCGGTCGACCGTTTGCAGGCCGGTAACGATAGCTTGCTGGAGTTTTAAGCATGTCCACGATCAATCAGCTTTCAGCGGTAGATGCGCTAGTCACATCTGATAGTGTGCCAATGTATTCGTCGTCACAGGGTGACGCTCGGCGGTTCTCGCTGACCACGCTTGTGTCTTTCCTCTCGACGGCATTTACGTCGCTTGCGGCATCGTCCTACATTGCGACCACGGCAACCACTGTAGCTAACCTGCCAAGCGCTGCAACGGCTGGGGCTGGGGCACGGGCGTTTGTGACAGATAGCAGCACAGCAACGTTTAATGCGACTGTAGCAGGTGGTGGCGCGAATGCCGTGCCATGTTTCAGTGACGGCACGAATTGGAAGGTAGGATAATGAGCAACGTATTCAC